CGGATATTTCGATTCGACTCGCGACAACGGTCCTCGTATAGAAGGAATTTCTTCTTGGCTTCCTCCCGCGGATTTCCAAAGGTAAAACCTTTGAACTTCTTCAGGAAGTTGTTACGAAGGGACAACCTTCTAGCGTGGTGATGATCCCTCGGCTTCTCATCTACTTCCGCCAGAGCCTGACTAAAGTCCAAAGGACTCGAGCCAGTACCATGGTGGGGGAGGAGTTTAAAAAGCTGAGAGACATCCGCAAGAGCGATTTCACGGCTCGACTTCAGTCGAAGACGACTGTCTAGCTTGTGGCGTTGAGAAACGTTCACGAGAACCTTCCGTACGTTGAGAAACGAGGATAGCTAGGATGACGATCATGATGCAGACCATCAGGAACTTGAGTATTTCCATAGCAAGCTTTTGGCTTACCAGGGTTGCTCGAGGTCCACGATGGAACTGGTCATGACCGCATTGGCCAGCAGGTTCTTGGTGTACGCCAGCAAATCCTTGCGACTTTGCACCGACGACCGTTCCGGGAGGATAAACTCCATCCGGACGGTGTCGACGTAAGCCGCTTGGGGAGCCGGCGCAATACCAGAGACAGTCGAATTCGAGACCACTTCGAGCACGGGCACTTGGATCAGGACCGCAACTTTGTAGTTGCGATTCTGCTTCGAGGGCTGACGTGTCGAGATGGACACTCGATTGAAGCCGACCGATACACCGCCCACGCGGTCCTCATAACTGATCACCGAGGTCCCTGGGACGTTGCCGTCACCAGAGTTCGGGGAGAAGGTATGGGTGACGGGAGTTGCTTGCCCGTCGAGAAGAGAGATTACAGCACGAGCTGCCATGTGGGAATTACCTTTTAAAGGCTTGAGTTAGGAGGGCGAGACCCGAAAGGGTTCTGCTTACTCCAAGTGATGGCTGAAACGTCGGGAACGCCGGCGAAGGAAACCCTCCGAGAACTGAGCGAGATTTGTACGTATATTCAATGTACGCACCTCCCCCAGTGATCACAGTAGGGCCACTTCCGTCCGGACTAATCTCGGCGTGGTTCGGAGTCCATCCCGAATCATGAGTGCCCGAGGAAACGACGCTCAGCGTCCCTCTC